TCCACCAGTACCTTGGAAAGCATGAGTGTAGAGTTTCACCCAAGGAAGTTCCTCATTTTCAGGTGCAGGTAGAAAACGGATAACTGCATATCCATTGCCAGTTTTATCAAGTTCGGGTTTCCAGAGACGCTCATCAGCACCTCCACCAGAAGTGTTATTTACCTTTTCCACTTCTTTAACAAGTTTAGCAGTCAAACTGCCAAGAGAAGATTGCTTCTTAAGATTTTCGAAAGACATTTGTGTACCTCGGATTAATTGGATTTGGCTTTTGTGTACCCCGTTATTCTAGGAGTCAGACCCAGTTTTGTCAATCTGTTCGCGCATGACCTGGATCAGGGAGGACATATTGTTAAAGATAACATTCATATCCACATTAGGGGGTAATCCCATCATGGTCGCTGAATGAGATATCTTTTCTTTCATTTCTTTTGCTTTTGGATCATCAGATAAACTTAATCTAGTGTATAAGATTTTTTGCTTATCTAAAAGTCTTTGCAAAAGATCAACATGATGAATTTTTTCATCACTATTCATTCTAACAAATTCAAATACATTTTTATAAATTGCCTCTTGAAGTTCAGATATTTCTGTAAGTTCAGCGCGGACAACCTCAGAATCGAAAAAACTCATAAAAGAGACTCCTTTAAAATTTTTTTATAACGAAATACATCAATATTTAGAAATGGCGTGTACTTGTTTAATTTCATAGAAACGATCTGCCATATTGGATCCTCAAGTTTTTTGTCAAAATGTTTTTTATATCCAAGAATTTTCTCAAGTATAAGCAAAGTCTCTAAAGATAAATTACCTTGAAGGTGTTTTTTTAGAATAATAGGATGTCTGTTGTTTTCTATTTTAAAAAATTCATCAAAATTTTGACCCGAAAAAATAGATTCAACCTCTTCTTTAAAAAGATAAGAAAGAGATTGAATCTTTTTAGACCATTCTTTATGCTTTTCTTCCCCGTTTCTTATAATTTCTCCAATCCATAATGATTGAGGATCACTACAAGAAACAAAATTAGAAACAAAAAATGCTTCTATTTCTTTATCAGTTTTTTGTCTGGATAGTTTGTCATAGAAAAATCTATCTTTTCTTTTATAAAAGGATTCTAAACTTGCTCTTGTTTTACCACAATACTTGTGATAATCGTAATTATTTTTAGTAAAATGATTTTTTAAAGATAAGTATAATTTATAACAATCAAATGGTGTCATTTAGAATACTAATTTTGCTCTAGATGTTTTCTTCAAAAAATTTAATTCCATTGCTTCATATTTAATTTTTTCTTTCAATGGTTTTGGAATTAGTTTAGGAACTGATTCTAAATCAATACTATTCTTTTCACAGAAAAATACAATGGCATCAATGTAATTCATATCCTCATTATTGAGGACAAGCTTTTCAATTTCTTGTGCAAATTTAGACGGGCAAAAAAACTTGCTTTCTAATACCTTTTCTAACTCTTGTTGATTGAAATTATTCTCCATAAGTTCTAATAGTGTTATTTGCAAATTAATTCACCCGTAATTCTTTTACGATTTTACCAGTTAAGACATATAAAGTCAAGAAACCTGATTTGTTTTATCAGAAACAAATTTTTTAATATACTTTGTCAAAAGTCTAATGTGTTTTTCTTTGTCCCGCTCTTCATAAACTTCAACTTCTCCATTTTCACATGCCATAATGATTACAAATTTTTTAACTGAAAGACCAGTTAATTCATGAAGCATACACGCATATGCACAACATTGAACAAAATACCCTTCAATCCAATCTCTTGGCTTTGGTTGTTTTGATGTTTTGAAATCAATGATTGAAAGTTCCCCATCAAATTCTGCAATACAGTCTACTGTTCCTGCGATTCCTAAGAACTTGCTATAAAGAGATCCTTCAAGAGCGTGAATATTATTTATACGATTTAAAGCTGGCTTAGCAATTTTAAATAACATCTCAGATAAAGGTTGAACTGTAGGAAGTTCTTCATTTTTAAGATGATGTTCCACAAGTGTGTGCATATCTGTTCCACGACTTGTTGCTTTTTTTGTAATCTTATCTGCTTCCTCTAGACCAACTCTTTTTCTCCATTTATTAAAGAATTCTTTTTTATAATTACTTGTGACTGAAGTAATAGAAACAAACTCCAGAGGAGAATTTTCCTCTGGAATCTTATAGTAACGAACTCCATCAATCAATACCCTCTCAAGAGAAGGAAGATTCAATTCAATATGATTAAACATCAGAATCCCAATTCCATTTTTGTAATAAGATATTCTTTACAGATTCCTGAGCGTACAATATCCTCAACGCCAAATTCAATAGTATCAAATGATGGCATGATATTAAGAATTCTCATGAAATCGACAATACCATTCTTCTCGTTTGTTTTGACTAAATCAGTCTGAGTGGCATCTCCACAGAACATAATTTTAGAATCTTCGCCAACTCGAGTAATAATAGAATCAAGTTCATGAAAGTTTAGATTCTGAAACTCATCTACAATAATAATAGATTTGTCAAGAGTAGTACCTCTGATAAAAGATGTGCTCCAAAAACTAATAGTACCTTGAGTTTTTAGACTACCATAAAGCATCTCAAAAGAAGCATCATCTGGCATATAGAACATATACTTGACCATGTTCTTGTATGGTATCTGATAGATATCAGACTTATCTTCATGACTTCCTGGAAGAAATCCAATTTCTCTAGTTGCTACTAAAGATCTTACAATATAGATCTTTTCATATGGACTATTCTCATCTAGTACATCTTGAAGAGCATTGTAGAGAGTGATAAATGTTTTACCTGTTCCAGCGCACCCATATGCCACAATATTTTTATTGTCTGCATATGATTTAAATAAGGATTCTTGATTGTCTGTGAGAGGTTCAATATCTCTCATCAACTCAAGATTGATTGGTTTTTTGCGCTTCATTTGTTTTGCTGTCATACCAACCCCAATAGGTTGATCAGAACCTCTCCTTCTTCTTGCCATACTTTTTTTTAGTTAATTGGTTTTACTTTTGATCCAGGAACTTGAGATGCCTTATGAAGAACATCATTCCAACCAGGATTTTTCTTAATCAATTTATCTTTCCATTCGCCAATTTCACCAACACTGGCACAACCTTTTGACCAATCTTTGTCCCAATCTGGATTATCTTTTCTCCATTGTTCATAGGATGCAACTGTCATTACAAGTTCTTGAGTCTCGCCAGTATTGTTATTGATAACAGGATATGTAGGCATAATTTTATATGATGTATGTGCTATTTATTGAATTATAATGGAGGGAGGATCTACACACTCTGAACAACCATCACGGAACCATCCAAGTGCTTCAGATACTGCTGGAAATTGGCATGTAAAGATACACTTTGCTTCATTCGCAATATCCATGTGTTCCTTCTGTGTACCGTGTCCAGAACGCAAATCAATGTAATGTATCCATGACCTGACTGAGCCTGTCATGTAGAGTCTTGTGGGCACTGCTAAGGGCAATACAAACCTTGCACACTCCTTTGCAATTCCATCATTCAACATATCTTGATATAGTTTCATTGCTTCACCAAAATGATGCTGCATTAGAATTTGATATTTTTGAATAACATATGGATCTACATCATCAATACTATTCTGGCGATTCTTAGTATCTTGGCGACGTAGTTCGGGAACTGGAATGCTTCCCAGTAAAGAACTATCAGCATACCGCTGTGAAAATTCTTGATATGTAAATGAACGGTGGCGCAAAATTTGAGCTGCCAGACCACGAGTAGTATTAATCTCAAGAGTCATTGTTGCCTGCTCAAAAATACTCCAGTGCTGATGCTGAATGCAATACTTAAGCAGTCCAGAAAATTTTTCATTATCCTGATTAGCAGGGTTACTTACCCGAGCACAATATGCCATATGTTTTTCTGCATCTGGCGTTACAGAAATAAGTTTAACGCTTTGGTTCATTCTTTTTCCTCCCAATACTCTCTTTCTTTTTTGCGTAGTTTTTTCAATTCCTTCATCATTTCCTTAATCTCTTGATATGCAACTTCGGGAGACATCTTATCTGACACTTCAAGTCCAACAATATATTGAACTTTATCTCCAAACCTAGCAAGTGCTCTTTCAAAAGCAGTTAAATCTTCATACATTAGATTTCCTCAGATGGATCATAATACTCAACATCATCATCAACATAGGGAGTAATTTCTTCATACTCATAAAGTGAATCAAGATTAGAACCTTCGAGTTCTTCTTTTAAGGCATTAAGATTTGATTCAATTTCTTCAATTAGTTCAAATACTTTCTTTGTATTCA